CAACGCCCCGAGGGCGCGGCAAACGCGACCCTAAGGGCGGCCTTTTGAGCCCCCGGCGTCGTTGCGCGGCGCTTGTGATGCTCCAGCATCATGGCGCACCGCGCGCCTAACCGGATGAACTCGGACGGCCGTCGTATGTGCATCATATGTCTGGCTCAGAGCACTAGGCTTGCTGTTGCCCCGCTGGCAGCTTTTTTCCGCTATCAACTAGAAATCAAGGAGCAATCTCGCCATGGGTGGGTTTGGGATCTTCGACTCGCCATCACCATCTGCATCGGCCCCTTCGCTCCCGACACCGGTACCTGAGCCGGATCTTGAGGAGGTTGATCGTAAGAAAAGGCTGGACGCACTGGCGCGAAAACGCCGCGGCCTCGCCGGTACTGTCACCACTTCACCGCGTGGTTTGCTCGCGCTAAGCGATTGGGCGCCAAAGCGGAAATCCCTTTTGGGAGAATAACCATGACCACTCCAACCCCGAAAGGCGTCATTGAGCGATACCGAAAGGCCAGAGAGAGGCGGACCGATTGGGAAAGCCACTGGCAGGAATGCTATGACTTCGCTCTTCCATACCGTAATTCAGCCGTCGGACTCACGCAATCTGGGCAGAAGAAAGGCGACAAGCTGTTCGACGGAACCGCTCCGGATGCGGTAGATCAATTGGCAGCGAGTCTTATGGCGCAATTGACGCCGCCTTGGACAACATGGTTTGGTTTTGCCGCAGGACCAGATGCCAGTTTTGTCGAGCGCCAAGAACTGGAAGCGGAGTTGGAGCGCATAACGACTGCGCACCGGTCGCACTTCGCCCAATCCAATGTCGCCGTCGAGTTGCACCAGTGTTATCTGGACTTGGTGACGGCGGGCACTGCTTCACTGATGTTCGAGGAAGCTGCCCCAGGCGAACCCTCAGCGTTTCGATTTACGGCAGTGCCATTGGCGCAGGTGGTGCTAGAGGAAGGACCGACGGGTCGCCTTGACACGACGTTCCGCCGAAGCGAATTAACGCCTCAACAGTTGACCGCCCGATTCCCGGCGGCCAGCATGTCCGACACATTGATTCAGTGGTCCAAAGAAAACTCCGACACCCGAATCCCGATTATTGAGGCTGTGATCCCAGATGGTGTCGGATATTCCTACCTCGCTGTGGCTGAACCTGGCCCCGTTACAGTCGGCGAGCCTGTTTTTCTTGCAGAAGGTTGGTTTGCGTCCTCTCCGTTCATCAATTTCCGCTGGTTGAAAGCACCAGGAGAGGTGTACGGCCGCTCTCCGGTGATGAAGGCCTTGCCTGACATCAAGACCGCCAACAAGGTGGTGGAACTGGTGTTAAAAAACGCTTCGATCGCTGTGACGGGAATGTGGCAGGCTGATGACGACGGCGTAATTAACCCGGCAACAATCAAACTGGCTCCAGGAACAATAATTCCTAAGGCAGTGGGCTCAGCGGGACTCACGCCACTCGAGGCCCCCGGCCGGTTCGACGTTTCCGAACTTGTTCTCGAGCAACTTAGGGGTCGCATTCGAAAAGCCCTGTTCGTTGACCAACTTGGCCAAATAAACGGCCCTCGAATGACAGCCACGGAAGTACTCGAGCGATCCGCCGAGATGGCGCGTATTCTTGGTGCTACATACGGTCGTCTTCAGTCTGAACTACTAACCCCTCTTGTGGTGCGAGCAAGGGCTATACTTGCTCGGCGGGGAGAGATTCCAGGCTTCGCGGTTGATGATCGCATCGTAGCCCTCAACTACAAGACACCATTGGCACGCTATCAGGCACAACAAGACGTACAGAATACGCTACTTTGGCTTGATAGCGTCAAGGCGCTGGGGCCCGAAGCTTTATCGGCCGTCGATCAGACGGCCGTGGCTCGCTGGTTGGGGGGTGCTTTAGGAGTGCCAGGAGAATTGGTTAACGAGCCGCCAACCGACATTTTGCTGGAATCCGAGATTGGAAAAATTCTGGCACAAGGTGCCGTCGCCATAACAGAAGGGGAGGGAGCGTTAGCGACCAGCAGCGGTTCTTCACCTGACGTGAAAAGGCCCGAAGAAAAAACAGGGGAAATGGCTAATGCCAGGATTTGATTCTGGGTGGGCTTGGTTTGATGTGGCCCCTCAAGAAACCAAAGATCTAGAGCGCCCGTCAGGAATCACTGAGGATTTGCTAAACGCCTATGTGCGCACTTTCCGAAGTGAGGCAGGGTGCCAGGTCATGAAGCACTTGCGAGCAATAACCACGGACCGAGTTATTGGGCCTGATGCTTCTGATGCACTTTTGCGTCATCTTGAGGGCCAAAGACATCTCGTCAAATACATTGCCAATGTTGCAGAGCGCGGTAGCGATCACGCCAATCTTCTTGAATCAACGAATATTAAAAGCGATAAATGAAGTATGGAGATCAACGATGACTGAGAGTCTGCTTCAGCCAGATACGAGTGGCGCACAGGATACGGTAGATGCTCATGCTCGAGATGCCGAACTGGGGGATTCGCAAAGGCCTTCGGACATCCCTGAAAAATTCTGGGATGAAGAATTGGGACAAATCCGAACAGATAGTCTTATAAAGTCATACATTGAACTTGAACGTAAACTTGGAGGGTTCAATGAAAATAGCCCGCCCGACACCCCCGATGACTATCAGATTAACGTTGAAAACGAACTATTGGTAAGTGACCCTGATGTCAATAAGCGTCTCCACGAGGCTGGTTTTACACAAGAGCAGGCGCAAGTCGTTTATGATATAGCGGCTGAACGGTTCCCGCCGATGATCGCCGAGGTCGCATCAGTATTTGAGGCAGAGACTCAGCTTGGTCACCTCGTTCGGCACTTCGGCGGCGAGGAACGATGGCGCGAGACTGCACGTCAGATCGAAGCTTGGGGTCAGTCCAAATTGCCGAAGCCGGTCTTCGAAGCCCTGTCGACAACTCACGACGGCGTGTTGGCAATTCATCGAATGATGTCGGGTGATGAACCTGGATTACTTCAGCAAGGTGCCTCCGGGGACGGAATGCCGACCGAGGCTCAACTAAAAAAAATAATGCGCGACCCAGCTTACTGGCGCGATCAGGATCCAGCCCTTGTGGAAAAAGTGAGGACCGGCTTCCGCAATCTATATCGTGAGGAGGGGTGAGCGCGTTTCGTTCGCATAGCTCCCCCGCGGGGCGTCGGTATCCGGAAACCGACGCCCCGTATCAATTCGAAAGATAGCAGCAATCGGCGGGTAATTGCCTGAGGGGATTTTACCCGTTGAGCACGGCAAGCTTACCTACGCGCGCCGGACAACCGCGAGCGACTTTAATGATCACTCTCGGCCCGGTGAGTTCTATGCGCTTCAGCGTTCGGCGGGGACCCCATAACCGATCGTTGGCGTTCCGACCAAAATCATTCCTCAATAGTGATAGGAGAGACGTACATGTCGACGCAAGTCGCCCTGTCGTTCATCAAGAATTTCGAAGCTGAAGTGCATGTCCAGTATCAGCAGATGGGTTCAAAGCTTCGTAACACCGTACGTACAAAGAATAGCGTCGTTGGTGCGACCACGACCTTCCAGAAAGTCGGCAAAGGCACAGCCAGCACCAAGGCTCGCCACGGAAAAGTTCCGGTAATGAATGTCGATCACACGCCGGTTGAATGTATTCTTCAGGATTACTTCGCCGGAGATTGGGTGGATAAGCTCGATGAGCTCAAAACCAATATCAATGAGCAGCAAGTGGTCGCCAAGGCCGGTGCCTATGCTCTCGGGCGAAAAACCGACGAGCTGATCATTGACCAACTGGCGACATCAGGCAATTACGCCGACGCTGATACGGATGGACTCACCAAGCCGAAAATCCTCACAGCCTTCGAGATGCTGGGAGAGGTCGATGTTCCCGACGACGGTCAGCGGTTCGCGGCAATCGGATGGAAGCAGTGGAGTGACCTCCTCAATATCGAGGAGTTCGCCAATGCTGACTACGTCGGCGACGACCAGCTACCATGGAAAGGAACTCAAGCCAAACGTTGGTTGGGAACCCTGTGGATCCCGCACTCGGGCCTACCCAAGATTGGCAACGTCCGACACTGCTTTTGGTACCACAAAACTGCGGTCGGCCATGCCATCGGCTCAGAGGTCAAGACGGATATTACCTGGCACGGCGACCGAGCGGCGCACTTCACCAATAACATGATGAGCCAGGGCGCCTGCCTAATTGACGGCTCTGGCGTTGTGACCATGCGCTGCCTCGAAAGCTAAGGAGTAAAAAACAATGGCATATGATCCAAAGAACCTTAGTGTGTTAGCCTATGCTAATGGCTTCACCCTATGGCATTACACGACAACCGACACAGGGGCCGTGGCTGACAATGCCGGATATTTTAACGGTGCCGCCGAGATGGTCCGTGTTGGTGACATGATCCTCGCCAACGTAGATACCGACGGAACACCTGGCGCCGGCATTTTCTTGGTCAATGACAACACGGGTGGGGGCGTCGATGTTGCTAACCTGACCGCGGTTGGCTCTTCCGACACCGACTAAGGATTCTGCTTCAGAACCGCAATTCGGGCGATCTGTATGTCTCCGCTGGCCGTTGGCCAGCGGAGACGCGCATCGCTGTTTTGGCATCTGTTAAATATTTCTCGCCGAAATACACAAAACGTAAAAAATTTTCACACTTATTGAATTGCCGCGTGCAAAAATTTAAAATATCCTTATACAAAACGCGCAATATATATACCTATAGTGTAAATTGTTGCATTAAAACCCGGCTTAATGCATTGTAAAACAATAATAAAACCCTCGTAAGACTGCATATTGCAACACATAATTTAATAAAAATCAGAATGGCCGTGCCTATGGTGGTCATCGTAAACACAATTACTAAGGATGTCGATGATGGCTTCAAGCATGATTGATCTTTGCTCGCTTGCCTTGTTGAAAATTGGGGCTAACAGCATTGCCTCTTTCGAGGAGGGAACCGCAGAAGCAGAGGTGGCGGCAAATCTCTATCCCAGCGTTCGGGACGCACTGATCTCCGCGCACCCATGGAACTTCGCTCTTGCTCAAAGAACATTAGCAAAGCTAGTCATTGAGCCGGTCGCCGATTTTACTAATGCGTTCCAGCTGCCTCCGGATTGTCTTCGTGTGCTGTCGGCAGGCCCAGAAGGTCGAGGGCGCGGCCTTGACTATAGGGTTTCTGAGCGTTATCTGCACACAGACGCGGAAATTGTTGTGTTGACTTACCTGTACCGCCCGAAGGAAAAAGATTTTCCACCGTTTTTCAATATGGCGCTGATCGCTCGATTGGCAGCGGAGTTCTGCATCCCACTTACGGATAGCACCAGCCGTTGGGAGGGTATGCGTAAGCATTCCGAAGAGGAATTCCGACGGGCCAAGCGAATCGACTCACACGAGGACGCGGTGCCGCAGTTTGATGGCTTCACGCTTATAGAGGTGCGGCGCTGATGGCACGAATTCGAGCTCACAAGACTAGCTTTTCCGCAGGTGAAGTATCGCCGCGCTTTCTCGGTCGGGGAGACCTCCGAGCATACGAAAACGGAGCTTCAAAGCTGCGAAACGTATTTATTCACCCGAGCGGTAGCCTGAGTCGTCGTTCCGGCCTACGCTACGTTGACAGGGCTAGAGGAGCCGGAAGGCTTTTGGCTTTTGAGTTTAACACTGAGCAAGTCTATCTGCTCGTCTTTACCGATCGGCATTGTGATGTTTACCGGGGTGGGGTTGCAGTCGCGAGTTTCATATCGCCTTGGACTGCGACGCATCTCAGTCAGATCAATTGGACACAGAGCGCCGATACGTTGCTTGTTGTTCACCCGGACGTCCCGCCGAAAAAGATCAATCGCACAAACGAGTTTGATTGGCATGTTGCTGATTGGGTTTTTCACGAGCAGGACGAGCGTATTCAGGCACCGCACTACAAGTTTGCTGGTAATGATGTGACTTTGGATCCGAGCGGGGTTTCCGGTACGATCACGCTCAAGGCAAGCAAGGCAGTGTTCTTCGATGCCCACGTTGGTGTGCGCTTCCGGCTTCAGGACAAAGAAGTACAGATCACGGCTGTTCCCGGGGGTGGGGAACCCTACGCCTCGGCAACAGCGCATGTGAAGGAAACGCTCGCTAGTGCTCAGCCTACTATCGACTGGACGGAATCGGCTTTTTCGTCTGTACACGGTTGGCCGGTTGCCGTGACGTTTCATCAAGACCGGCTGGTTATTGGCGGTTCGCGCGATTTGCCCAACCGACTATGGCTTTCCAAGTCAGCGGACTTGTTCAACTTCGATCTCGGAGAAGGGCTTGACGACGAGGGAATCGAATTTGCTATCCTATCTGACCAAGTTAACGCTATCCGGGCTGTTTTCTCCGGCCGACACCTCCAAGTATTCACGTCGGGTGCCGAATGGATGGTAACTGGCGATCCTCTTACTCCAATTAACATTCAGCTGAATCGGCAGACACGGATCGGCCTAGCAGTAGAACGCACGATACCCCCAAGAGATGTCGACGGGGCAACGCTTTTTGTTCCCAGAACAGGTACCCAACTCCGAGAGTTCTTGTACACTGACGTTGAGCAAGCGTATCAGGCGAGTGACTTGGCGATGCTAGCTCAGCACTTGATTGATTCCCCGGTCGATATAGATTTCGACCAAACTGCTCGCCTTTGCCACGTCGTAATGGCTAACGGCAGCATGGCCACCCTAACGATCTATCGCGCCGAACAGGTGAGTGCCTGGACCTTACAAAAAACTGCCGGGTCTTTTCGTGCTGTTGCTGCAATCGGGGATGACACCTATGTGTTGGTGGAACGTGAAGGTGGTTTCTTCATTGAAATCTTTGACAAGGCTCTCAATGTCGATTCGGGACTCACCGGAACCAGCCAACTGCCCAAAACTGTTTGGAACGGCTTAGGTCACCTGGAGGGCCAAACTGTTAAGGTGCTCGCAGATGGCGCGGTTCATGCCGACGTTGTGGTAGAGGGTGGCGCAATAACCCTTAACGCGCCCGCAAACACGATTCAGAGCGGACTAGGCTATACTCATGTCATTGAACCACTGCCGCCGGGGCTTCAAAATGTGGGCTCGGGCAGTCAAGGCAGCAAAATGCGTCCCGTTTCCTTCACTTTTCGATTTCAGCGAACCGGTTCCTTTCACTTGGATACCGGAAGAGGCTTTGTTGAGATCCCGTTCAAACGGTTTGGTAACAGTATTCTGGACTGCCCGGCGTCGGAATTCAGTGGTGACAAGACGGTTCGCGCATTTGGCTGGCGCTGTGATGGCACCAAGCCGCTGTGGCGCATCGAGCAAGATACGCCTCTTCCCTTTACACTGCTTTCCGTTGCAGCGGAGATAAGCATCAACGGCTGAACCTGGAACCAACCCAGCGGCGACTACGCGGTGTCGAGTTGGAGAAGGCATCCTCGCGTCGGCGATGGCCTCATGCGTCGCCCGAAGCACTTGGACGCCCCCATTTACCTCGTGAGATTTGCTGATATGTGATTCGATGGCTCCGTTGAGGAGGAGGCATGGATCAACTTTGGTTTTTCGACCTTTGCGACCTTCTGAAACGGCTTTCCGAGGCGTTTGATCCGCTTGAGGAGATGGCGCAAGTCATCGATTTCGAGGCCTTCCGTCCGTCGCTGGAGTCGGCGCTCGGCTATTCGGACGGCTCGGAGGGCAGGCGTCCGCCGTATGACGCGGTGTCGATGTAGCCGCTTCGCGTCCCCTGCGGGCGCAAGGTGCTGACCCTGGCGGCGCAGAACACCGTGAGCTTTGCGCGGACGGAGTTTCTGATCCGTGACCGCTTGAGCTGGATGCGGTTTTTCGGCTTCGAGTTCGGCAAGGCGACTCCCGACGAGAATACGATCAGCGCCTATCGCGAGCGCGTGACGGGCGCCGATGCGATCCGGGCGTTGTTCCAACAGGTCGACCGCCTGCTCCGCGGTGAGGGCCGCCTCCGGCACGTTGGTGCGGATCACATGGATGCCATCAAGACGGGCTTCGCTGGCGATGGTGTCCTCGGTGCGGCGATAGGTGAAGCTGGTGTCGGTGATGGTCAGGGCATAATGCTTGGCCATCTTGTGCTTATCG